CTAATTAATATATACATGAACAAATTCTAATGAATTCCCATACTTATCAATTACGTAAATATCACCTACAAAACCGTCATCGTCAGTGATGGGGCTTGTAGTGGCAGTAACTAGTCCTTTGCTTGAAACTGTGAGGTTCTTAAAGTCGCCTTGGAGTATAACATACTTATATCCTGTTCCTGAACCTAACTGATAAGTTCCACCAGGGGTAAGGTGAATTGAATATACTATCTGTTGAGCTTTTGCCTCAGCTGTAGGAGTAAAAAGCGGGGAGTTTGAAAAGAAGAGGCCAAACGACAACATTAGAGCAGCAAATGATGCTAATAAGAGTTTTTTCATTCAAAAGAAACCTCCTTAAATTTTGTTAGATAACCTTACCTCTAATTACAAAAAAAGTAAGTGATGAACATCATGCTTTGTTACATTGAATAATTTTCTTTTACAAAATTCCTTACACGGGGGTTCTGGATAATGATTCTTAAGACCATATCAATCGAGCAAATTAACGCAGCAACCTACAACCCAAGAATTGATTTAAAGCCAGGAGATCCGGAGTATGAGAAGCTTCGCCGTAGCCTGGACGAATTCGGCTACGTTGACCCAATCGTTTGGAATGAGCAGACTGGTAACATGGTCGGCGGCCATCAGCGGTACAAGGTACTGGTCAATGAGCAGAACTGCACGGAGCTGGCCGTATCGGTAGTTAACCTAGACCCGGAGCGGGAGCGTCTGCTGAATCTGGCGCTGAATAAGGTATCTGGCCGCTGGGATGATGAAGCCTTGGCGCAATTGCTGAGTGAGCTGCAGGAAGGCGAGGCGGATCTGGCGCTGTCCGGTTTTGATCCGGAGGAGATCAAAGAGCTGATCACAGAGTTCGGCGGCATGCCGGATACCGAGATTGATCTACCGGTTGTGGAAGACGAATTCGACGTCAATGGAGCCCTTGATCAAATCAAAGAGCCTGAAACGCAGCGCGGTGACATTTGGCAGCTTGGCCGGCACATTCTCATGTGTGGTGATTCTACGGATGCTGAGGATGTTGCCAAACTGATGGACGGGGTGAAGGCGTCTCTAATTGTAACGGACCCCCCTTATAATGTGGCGGTACAGAGCGACTCAGCCCGCTTGGCTGCCGATGGTCGCAGCTCTATAATGAACGACGATATGCCCGCAGAGGAGTTTGCGGGCTTTTTGCATGCCGTCTTTGAACAGTACGCCGTGGCCATGGAACCGACCGCTGCAATCTATGTCTTCCATCCTTCATCCTATCAGCGGGAATTTGAGGACGCGATGAACGTCGCAGGGATTACGGTACGCTGCCAGTGCATTTGGGTCAAGAACGTGGCCACTTTCGGCTGGGCACAATACCGCTGGAAGCATGAGCCGGTCTTTTATGGCCATATGATGGGCAAGGCCCCGGCATGGTACGGCGATCGTACTCAGACCACGGTCTGGCGGTCCGGTTTACCGGCAGAAGATCCACTCCCTGAAACGGTTTGGGAGGTTTCAAAGGGGGATGTAACCAAATATGTTCATCCTACACAGAAGCCACTTGAGCTGCTGGCCATACCGATCCGGAACAGTAGCCAGCGTGAGGATATTGTGGTCGACCTATTCGGTGGCAGCGGCTCCACCCTTATGACTTGTGACCAGCTTGGCCGGACATGCCGGACAATGGAACTGGATCCGATCTTCTGTGATGTCATTAAGAAGCGATATCAGGAAGCTCCCGATATTGAGCCCGTGCTGATCCCGTAGTTTAAAGGTAGGCTTAAGTTTTGTATTTGATTTCTTATTAAGCTAACGATAGGATAGTACGGTGGCGATTACTTATCTTTGTAAAAGCTTCCCATTTCCATGTTTGACTCTGTATGATATTAAAAAGAAGATTTATCAAGGGGATTAATCTTTTGACAAATTAGAAATACGGAGGCTGAGTAATGCTAAACAAAATTGTCCCATATGAAGAAAACTATCATGATAATTTAATAAATATTTGGTACAAGGCTGTGTGTCATACACACACATTTTTGACTGATGAGGATATTGAATTTTATCATCAGATGCTTCAAAACGGAGCGCTAAATGAAGTTGAGATTTGGTTGGAATTGAACGAAAATGAAGAACCGACAGGGTTTATTGGGCTTGACGGAACAAAGATAGAGATGCTATTCGTAGATCCCAAATATCACGGAAGGGGTATAGGTAGTCGATTGATAAAACATGCCAAAAAATTAAAAGGCAGCAATCTCCAGGTTGATGTGAATGAGCAAAACGATGGAGCGTACACATTCTATAAACGGTTTGGTTTTGTACAGATAGGACGATCGGAATTGGACGGTTCAGGACGACCCTTCCCCTTACTTCATCTAGTAATAAAAAGTTAAGCTACGTGACACTATAATTTAAAATCAACCGCCTAAAGATTGGGCGGTTTTCTTATGCCAAGACATATTAAAAGGAGGACGCGTTAACGTCCTCCCAATCACCCAGGGTATCCCCCGGCTGAGACAGCGGTCCGCCGCGCGCGGCATTTTCGGACATCCGCTGTCTCGTTTCCAAATATACACGGAAGCCGAGGGGAACGCAATGGGAACAAAAGATAAACTTTTATTGCAACATGAGCTCGAAGTTATGGCTGGTATCCTCGAAAGTAAGGCGCAATACCGGAAGATCGTTAAGGCCGGCATAGCCAAGTGGGTCAAGGACTTCCAGGACGGTCGAATTGAAATTAAGACGGTGGACGATCTGAAGAAGCTGATTGAGATTGATATTGAGCTGCAGAAGGATGAAATATAATTATTGCTCTATGAAATAGTTATCATCATCAGCAGAATTAAATGTTTCAATCTCAGATACCTCTTCTTCTATTTCAGGGTATTCAATATAGATAGGAGAGCTATCGCTTAATGGACTTGACAAGTTATAGTACACTTCATCTCTTTGAGTAGTCTGAGTATAAGGATATTGATATTGATTGTAGTTAGCATACGGGTAAGGTGATGTGATTTGATTATCACTATGATGATTGTAATGACTGAGTTGAGTGATTGCTGAACTTATTTCATTGTCTGTGTGTATTTCATAACTTCTATTAGACTTTTCTTGCCTGATAGATATACCTGTCTGACGTGCTATATCGTTCGGAAGAGATTTTTTCTTACACTCATCAAAAGACTTTTTCCCTGCGGTTTCAGCTGCAGCAATACCTGCCGCCACACCACCAAGTATTGCTCCAATACCACCAGTGGAACCAACTGTTGCTGCGTAGGCTACCTTAAATGCAGCAAGTGCTACGCTAGAAGCTACTTTTGCACAAGAAAGAATTGCTGCTTTTTGTACAGGGGTAGTTTGTTCTGGATACTTCGTTACAAGGTAAATTTCTATTTTCTTTCTTTTCATGCCAAAGCAAGGGTAAGGTACTTTAACACCTAATACCTTTTTGTAACATGTTTTTGAAAATGGCTCATCATAAACAATTCGACGTAATAAATTTTTATGTTCTGGCATTATATCCCATCCTTTTCAAAATAAGATCACCAGATAGATTATTCATTTGTTAGTCAGATACCCAAAGATACTGTGACAATTTACCGAATTGAAGACAAAAAAATATAAATATCCTTAATGTTGGGATTGTATGGGGGTGGTGACATGTAGCATGGCTAGAGAACGCAGTCCCGAGCGGGACAAGGGAAAGCAAATGTGGCTGGAGAGCAGCGGGACGATGAAGCTGAAGGACATCGCCGCTGCTCTTTTTGTTGGCGAAAATAAGGTCCGCAAGTGGAAGTCTGTTGATCGTTGGGAAGAAAAGCTCAAAGGGAACGTTTCACCCGAATCCAAAGAGAGCGTTCCAATTGAAACGAGAGGGAACGTTCCACATCGCGGCGCTCCCAAAGGGAACAAGAACGCAGTCGGCAATCGTGGCGGCGCTCCCCCGGGCAATCAAAACGCTAAGGGAAACAACGGCGGGACCGGTGGGCCGCCTGGCAACAAGAAGGCCGTCACCACCGGTGAACACGAAACTATCTGGTTGGATACCCTGACCGAAACTGAGCAGCAGCTTATCAATCAGGTGGATACTGACCCGATTATTCAGGCGAATGAATCTCTTTACCTCCTGACGATCTGGGAGCGGCGCATGATGCAGCGGATCAAATTCCTGATGGATGGGCTAACCGAAACGGAGCGTAACGTCTTTTATGAGCTTAAGGCTATCAAAGAAGTCGCTACTATTCACGACGAAAAGACAGGTATCACAAAGAAGATTCCGCACAGCCGAAATGAAATGATGGAGTCGAAGATCGAGGAGAAGGGCTTCCGTAAGCTGGACGACATTGTGAAGCTGGAGGAAGCCTTGACTCGCATTCAGGATAAGAAGATCCGAGCTATCGAGCTGAAGAACCGGCTGACCGACGACGAGAAGCGTATCCGTATTGAGACCATGGAGTATGAGCTGCAGATGCTGAGCGGTGGTGGCGGTAAGGAAGACTTCGAGGATGATGGCTTTATTGATGCGCTGAAGGGCATGGCGGCGGGAGTGTGGAGCGACGATGGCGAAGCTTAAACTCAAGCCGCCGGCGTTCAAGTGGTCTCCATTCTCCGATAAGCAGCTCAAGGTTCTGACCTGGTGGACACCGGAAAGCCCGCACCATGATAAGGATGCAATTATCTGTGACGGTTCGGTCCGGGCCGGGAAGACGGTCTGCATGTCGTTCTCTTTTATTGCGTGGGCGATGGACACCTTCCGAGGTGAACAATTCGGTATGTCCGGCAAGACCATCGGCGCACTCCGCCGTAACGTAGTCGGGCCACTAAAACGTATGCTGGCCAGCCGTGGGTATCATGTTCATGACAATCGATCTGAAAATGTACTCACCGTTACCCGGGGGCTTATCAGCAACCGGTTTTTCTTGTTTGGGGGCCGAGATGAAAGTTCACAGGATCTGATCGCCGGGATTACGCTGGCCGGCATGTTCTTTGATGAAGTGGCACTCATGCCAAAGTCCTTCGTAGACCAAGCGACCGCCCGTTGTTCGGTGGATGGTGCTAAGCTGTGGTTAACTGCAACCCAGCTGGCCCATATCATTGGTTTAAGATGGAATGGCTGGATCAGCTTCAGAAGAAGCATGCGCTGCAATTGCACTTCACAATGGAGGATAACCTGTCACTCTCCGAGCGGGTACGTGAGCGGTACCGGCGCATGTACAGCGGGATTTCCTATCAGCGGTACATCCTGGGTCTTTGGGTCATGGCCGAAGGAGTCATCTTCTCCAAGTTTGATGACGCGGTCCATAAGAAGGCACGGGACTGGTTCCCGGCCAAGTTTGACCGTAAGTTCATCTGTATTGACTACGGGGCCAATAATCCAACAGCGTTCCTGAAATACGGAGTCCGCGGGAACATCTATTATGAGCTGGAAGAGTATTATCACAACATCCGCCGCAAGGGTGAGAAAACGAATGGTGAATATGCGGATGACCTGGAAGCCTTTATTGACGGCGATGAGTATGCAATCTTCATCGACCCATCAGCAAAGGCTTTTATTATTGAGCTGAAGAAACGCGATATTAAGAATGTCCGGGCTGCTGTGAATACGGTACTGGATGGTATTCAGACGGTGTCCAACCGGTTCCAGCGCAATGAATTGTATATCTGTGCCGATAACACCAATTCCCTTCAGGAGTTGGTGTCTTACGTATGGGATGAAAAAGCCGCCGAACGCGGTGAGGACAAGCCCATTAAGCAAAACGACCATACCTGTGACGCGCGCCGGTATGGTATCCATACGGATTATCTGCTGCAGCGTGTGAAACAACGGAAGAAAGAGCGAGAGGAACGAATGGATAATGATTTGGGGTGGGTATAACGAATGAGCGGCGAAGCACAGTGGTTCCAGATAACAAAAGCAGAGGATAGGCACATTCCTTCCAGCGCGCAGCTGCCGGATAGCTTTGAGAACCTCTATGATCAGCATGGGCTGCTGCCATTCCCTCCTGGCAACGACCCTGCTTCCTGCAAGCTTCTGGTCCGAAACAGCAACATTATCCCGCAGTGCATTGAGGCATACAAGCGGAACATTGCCGGTTACGGCATTGCTTTGGAATATATCCCGGGGGAGAGCGATCAGACCGCGCTTGAGGAGTGGAACAGGGCCGACAAGTTTCTGGAGACCTGTAACCTGGAGGATACACCGGATGAGATTATCAGCTCTTTGATTGAGGACATTGAGAGTAGCGGGAATGCGAATGTGGAGGTCGCCTGGCCCACGGGTAGTGAGTTCCCGACACTCTACCGGATGAATCCCAAATATGTACGCTGTACCCGGGAAACTGACAAGGTGACAATCAAGCGGACGCGGCTGATCCGGTCGTCGAAGAAGGTCGAGGAGTTCTCGCAGGACATCTACGCCCGGAAATACGCCATGAAGCGCGGGCAGTCGGTAGTATGGTTCAGATCCTTCGGAACAGAAGGTCAAGGCAATCAGATCATTCCTCTGAAGCTTGGTAATGACGGCCCCTACGGGGAGCCGCGGTGGTTTGGGAATGCGCCGGGCGTGGTCGGCAGCCGGGAGGCTGAGGAGCTAAATGTTTCCTATTTCTCCAATGGCCGTATGCTTTCCATGCTGCTGACTGTGACCAATGGCCGGCTGACCAAGCAATCCATGGAGCTGTTGCGGAATGTTAAGGGAGCACAATCGCAGGGCGGCATACTTTACTTGGAAGCGATAGGGGAAGAGACCGGCGGGCCTTTAGATGAGAAGGTCGAGAAAGTGGCCATCAAGCTGGACAAACTGAATGATCTACTGCAGCAGGATGCATTGTTCCTGGAATATGGAAAGGACAAGAAAGCCGACATCCTATCCGCGTTCAGGTTGCCGCCGATTCTGGTGGGGCAGAGCTCCGATTACAATCGCGCTACGGCGCAGGCCGCGCTGCGGTTTGCAGAGGAGCAGGTCTTTGAGCCTTACCGCAAGTGGATTATGGATGAGATTTTCAATAAACGCCTGTTTCCGGCTATGGGCATCTTCCGGGTGCGGGCGACCCTGCGCGGGCCGCGCATCATTGACCCAGAAGACCGGAAGGCATTGCTGGACTTTATCGCAGACCGGGGCATAATGCTGGTGCGGGATCTGATTCCTATTGCTGAAGAAGTACTTGATACAACCATTGATGAGTCTAAGTACAGTGCGGAATACCTGGATACACCGATCGCGCAGCTTGTGAACAGCCAGCCGGCTATAACCGTACCTGAACCTGACTCCGATGTGAACGATCTGCAGGAGCGTGTGGCTACAATTGCCAAGCGTCTGCTACGTCAGAGTCATGATGAGGTAGTCGACCATGTGTAAGGAATGCTGGGAGCTCATCGCCAAAGCGGACGACACTGAGTTTCTAGACAGCCTGGAACTAACCAATGCAGAGCGCGCGGTGCTGGAAGAACTCTACAAGCAAGGAGAGAATCGGATTGTTGAGATTCTTGATCTTCAGGGGAAGGCGCTGCATGATGCGATTCTGGAACTCAGCGAGGAGCTGCTGCTTGATCTCGGGGAGCTGGGCAAGGTTATACAGTCCGTACAGTCCGGTGATTTATTCACAGTCCAGTTTGAACAGGCGGTATATGATGCCTTCACGCCGCTGTATCATCTTGCCGGCGAATCGGAGCTGACGGTCTTAAACACCGATAAGACCTGGTCCACGAAAAACAAGGCAGCGTCCCGATTCGCTAAGAACCTGCAGAAGCTTGTTCCAGATATGAACGGGACTAGTGCGGATGTCATGACCCGAGCCTTTCAGAAAGCCATCAAGGAGGGAAAGACACCCTCCGAGCGGGCATTGCTGGTGAGAGAGGTCAGCGCTGCCGCTGCTAAGGGAGACGCTGGCCCTTTTAACATAGAGCGGTCCATTACCGTTTCCCGAACCATGAGCACGGCCGCAGCCAACGGTGGTAAGTTGGAGGGTTGGAAGCAATCCGAGGTGGTCATCGGTAAGAAATGGCGTTCTTCGAAGGGTGATCGCACCAGGAAGACACACCGTAAGGCGAACGGCAGGTGCAGCCGCTGGACAAGCCTTTTGAAGTCGGTAAGAGCAAGCTTATGTTCCCTGGTGATCCTTCAGGACGACCGGAAGAAATTATACAATGCCGTTGCACAATGCAGTCGGTGATGGATTGATATTTCATGAAAGGAGGTGAGAACAGATTATGAGCTTTAAACTGAAAGACGCTAAGATTACGCATATCTCTCTGGTAGACAAGGGCGCAAACGGCGTGCCGTTTGCTATTATCAAGGCTGCTGGAAAGAATGCCATTCAGAAACAGGTCCAGATTGCCAAAATTGACGATGACAAGCGAATTGTCAAAGGAGTAGTGTATCAGCCGGATGTGGCCGATGCTCATGACGATCAAATGGATGAAGTCGAGATCGAGAAGGCAGCTCATCTCTTTATGGAGAAGCAACACACCTACAACATCGACAAGCAGCACGATCTCGAAGCCGACAAGGGATTTGTCATAGAGTCTTTCATTGCTCCTTGTGACATGACGCTCGGTGAGCAGCAGATCGCGAAGGGCTCCTGGGTGGCAGCTGTGAAAGTGACGGACGACGATACTTGGGAGGCCATAAAGAAATGCGAGATAACAGGCTTTTCAATGTGGGGTGTAGGTAAGCGGGAAGAGATCGAGGAGGAAGAGGAAGTATCCAAGGGGATCTTGAGCCGAATAGCCAAAGCGCTGGGGCTGATTGAAAAAGGCGCGGTCGCAGATAAATATCATAAGAACCGGAAGAACCGAGAATTTTGGGCGGCGCAGGATGCCCTCAACTCGGTTCTTTTTAATTGGGACAGCTGGCAGAGTGGACTGGAAACTGATGCGGAGACCATTCGGGAGGCGCTACAGGATTTTGTAGAGATCGCTCAAGGTGTGCTGATTCAGGACGACATTATCAAGGCCATCGGCGCGCCGCCGGAGCAGATTGCCAAAGCCGGTAAAAAGATTTCAGCCGGCAACCTGAAACACGTCGACGATGCTATCTCTGCTCTAACTGAATTGAAAAATAAAACGGCTCCCGTAGAAGAGGAGCCCGAGGGGGAAGACGAATTGAAAACTGAAGATATTGCCAAGGCCGTTACGGCCGCAATGGCCCCGATCGCTAAGCAGGTAGAAGGCCTGACGGCAGAGATTGCGGAGTTGAAGAAAGAGGAAGGTGTCGAGGGTGATCAACCCGCCGGTGCTGCTGCTCCGGCTGCGACCGTAGAAGAGACTGCGATTACAGATGCCATTGCCATAGCTCTGGCACCGTTGAGTGAGCAGATGCAGTCGCTAACAGCTGATGTGCAGCTGGTGAAGAATAGCCGCGGAGCCTCCGCTCAAGGTGATGAAGAAGAAATCAGCAAATCAGAAGGCGCCGTTAGTTTCGGACGCTTCCTGTAATTCGAAGGAGGAATGCATACTATGAAAACAAACGGTATTATCACGAGATCTAGCATCCAGAAATCAACTATTGTAACTACGATGGACCAAAACGCCTTGAACTATGAGGAAGTCGAAGCCTTCACCGATATGGCGTATGAGGCAAATGGTTTCTTGAAAGGCATCCGTCATGAGAACCGGAAGAGTTCCAAAGGGACCATCGATAAAGTCGGTGTGCGGGGCCGGAACATGCGCGGTAAAAAAGAGAATATCATGGCGACCAATACACCAGGGCTTACCTTCCCGCAGATTCCCTATTCAGTAGAGCCGGTAGTACTGCCTTTCGACATCACAGAAGAGTTTATCCGCCAGACGCAGCGGGTACGCGGTCAAAACGCTGAAGATATCATTATGCGGAACATGGCCAACAACTATGGTGAGAATATGCAGGATATTGGTTTTAATGGTGATAAGGCAACCCCGAACACTGATCCGGATTATGAGTTTCTGAGCATAAATGATGGGTGGTTGAAGAAGGCGCGTACCACCGGTCATTACTTAGATTGGAAAACACTTTCGGCTAAAGAGAAAACTGGGGTTTTGTTTGAGGTAGAGCGAGCGATCCCGACCCGGAACAGAGCCGGTGGCGTGTTCAAATATTTCATGCATCCGAACACCTTCAGCGAGCGTCTTCAGATGCTGGCGGAGAAGGATACAAGTGCATCAATCCAACTGCAGATTATGGGGGGTACGAAGCAAGTCAATGCTTATGATGTTGAAGAGGTCTGGAGTATGCCGGAAGGCGCCATTCTCTTTACCTATCAGCCGAACTTTGCCATGGTCCACACTTACGATATGCAGATTCGTAAGACGACTGAGGGCAAGGAAGCAATCTGGACGGATAAGCGGTTCTATGCGATTCACTCAGACTTTGACGCCATCTTCGAAGAACCGCAGGCCTTGGCTTATGTGGAAGGGGTGGAATTTTAATGCCATACGTAACCTACAGGGGCAAAAATGCCTCCCTTCGGCTATATAGTATCCGGTTCGAGCCGGCTAAGCCGGTGCTTGTACAAGACAAGACTGTGCTGGAAAAGCTGCGTGATCATCCTGATTTTGAAGTTAATGAGGAAAAGGTGATTCCGCTGGAGGACCTTACCGTTGTACAGTTGAAGGACAAAGCGAAGAAAGCCAGCATCGAAGGTTTTGCTGACATGAAGAAGCCTGAGCTGATCGCTGCTCTGAAGACGCTGGAAGGCGGCGGTGTTCCGAATGCTAACAACGACACTCCTTAAAATCCGCAGCCGTGTCAGCGCCGTGCAGGAGGAGACTGGTGACCAGCTTGAGCAGTACATCGATGACGCACAGACCCGGATAGAATTGTATTTACCTGTTCCTTTTCCAGCGATGGTAGATAAGCAGCTTTTGCTTGCCTGGGTGAAGCTGGCGGAATCGCTGGCCCTGCAGGACAGTGAGGAATACTTGGCTTCCGCTGCACGGGGCTATTCAGCAGAAAGTGATGGTGCCTGGACATACACCCGACTGGCGGTGGAGGGAAAGACCACGGGTAATGCTGATGTGGACTCTATCCTCTTCCTCTGGGTCAAGAAGCAGCAGTCCGGGCCGGATGATGGGAACATCACGGCCTATTTGCTATGAATCACCGCATGAATACCCCACTCTCGGTGTACCGGGTCGGCCGGCAGCAGGATGCGGACAATCTGTTCAGCGATCGGAAGGCGGGAAAGGTCGCGGATCTGAAATGTTTCGTTGTTAAGACGCAGACGGATGCCAAAGCAGAATCCAATCCTGTCATATACATTATCAAAAAGACAATAGGGGTTCCGAAGACAGCGGATGTTCGAATCAGTGACGAAGTTTTGCTGTTCGGACGCCGGTATCTGGTGATTGACTCTAACCCGCGCCGTTACTGGCGTGAACTGCTGGTGACTTGCGAGGTGAAGGGCAGTGAACATGCATGATTTTGATGGTTTGGCCAAGAAATTTAAGAAGTTTAGCGACGACGGTGTGAATCAAATTCTCCGGAACATCACGGAGGCTGTTGGCGAGACGCTGCTGAACCTTATCATCGACGAAATTGATGAGCAGGATCTGATCGACACCGGGACCATGTGGAACTCCTTTACTCGCGGGGAGGACGGCAACGTCTGGGAGTGGGATGTGGACCGGAATAGCATTACGCTGGAGGTCGGCTCTAATTTGGGTACGAGCAGCAGTGATCCCGGCAAGCGTGGGTATCCAAGGCTGCTGAATGACGGCTACACCATCCATAAGGCTCACTTTGTCCCGGGCTACTGGGCCTCCAATGGAACGTTTGTTTACGACCCTAGAGCAAAGACTGGGTTTATGGCCAAGCCCCGTTCTTTCATCGGCCGGCATTACTTTGATATTGCCATTCAGCAGTTGGAGGGTGGTATGAACGCTTTGATCATGAAGCGGCTGGAGAAGGAATTGGAGGGGATGCTATCATGATGGATGTTGGATTAAAAGCCTGGGCAGAACTCGTGCAGCAGGTCTATCCGGTTCTTCCAATTCTTCAAGATCGTTCCCGTTGGCTGGCCAGACAATTCGAGCAGCCGAGCGTATTTATAGAAACTGATCTAGTTTCCGATAAGGCGCACACCCCAGGGGCTGACCGGATCATAGAGGATGTGGGCCTGGTCTTCCACTACGATATGGAGCGGGACGACGATCAAGATCAGGGAGAGCCGGTTCCGTTTGACTTATCACCGTTCTTCCTGTACCTTCGTCAGCAGCGGTCCTGCGTGGCTTCACAGCGCTTTGGCATCATGATGGTGATAGAATCTCCGCGTACACGGTCGTTGAATGACCGGATTGAAATCACCTTCAGGTATTCATACCTTTTACACGTGCCGAAGTTGCTTGTGAACGGTGATGGCAGCCCAATTGGTAAGATCAATGATTTTTTTTTATTAAATCATATTGAGTTTCACTTATGACGAACAGACTTGCTCAACTAATAATTAAACTGCAGTCATTCATAATATAGTTAACATACCTCCTCCACTGAGGTATGTAATAATATAAGCAAATTATATATTATTAAAGGTGGTGTAATATTTTTTGTGGTTTTTGGGCCTTCTGTTTATTTTGATTTTTTATTTATCTATTGGTGAAATGTTGAACAGTTCAATGTTCAATATTGAATTTAGTTTATTTGATGGAATAATGCTTTTTCTACTATGTGTTGTAGTATTTCTATTCATTACATCAAAATATAAAAAACGAATAATAGTAATCTGGGTACTTTTATCTGTAGTACCTGGAGGAGCTTTTATTTTCTATGGCTATTATACCCCTAGTTCTGGAGGCTGGATTAGTTTTGGATGGGATTGGGGTTTATGGGATTTGTTCATACCAATAATAGTGGCAATAGCACAAGGGATCACAATTGGATTAATCAAAACTATTAAACCAAATGACTGAGGTTTGACTTTCAGCTTTCGTCGTAAACACAATGATGTACTATCAAAGATATTTTTGTGAAGTACAGAATTAACCGCCCAAGGATAGGCGGTTTTTCTTTTGTTCAGAAAAAGGGAGGATTGTTTAATATGAGCCTAAAAAAACAGATTCGCCAGCCTACTGATGCTGTTGTTCCAGATGACCTAAACAAGCGAAGTAAAAAGGAATGGATAGAGAGCGCAGTGGTTTTGAAGCGGGAACGCTTTGAAATTGCCGGCGCTCTTTTTGATTGTACAGATGAGGCCCTGCTCTCATAGGAAGAAGTCAATCAGAAAGTGCAGGACTATTTAGGCCTGACAACAAAGGAGGAAGTAGTGAATGTCGATACAACGGAATAGACCCGGCGCGTATGTTGAACTGAAGGCGGTCGCCAAGTCGCGTGTCCTGTCGGTATCAGGCCGCGTGCTTGTGCCGTATCAAGCGGAGTGGGGGCTGCCGAACAAAGCTGTAGATATGGCAGGCCAGCCCGAGCGCTTTAAAGAATCCGGGCTGCTTGTAGATGAGTTGGAGTTGGCAGCGGAGAACGGGGCGACTGTGGTCGGGTACCGCGTGACCAATGGCAGCGAAGTGGCTGCATTACACTGGATGAATCCATGAAGACCGCCTTTCCGGTCAAAGTGACTACCGATGTCATTGAGGATGAGGTGCGATACTGCCAGCAGCTTGTCGCAGTAATTGAGCAGGACGGGCGTTTTACGGGACTACCTAAGGTGACTGAGCCATTGAATCTATTGAAAGAAAGCATTGCTGATGATTTGGAGCATCTACAAACTTCTACGGATGCGGATGCCAAAGTGGGCCATAAAACGGCGGACTCCTCCTTTTTCGGATACAAAACTCATATCGCGATGAGCGAAGAACGAATCATTACGGCGGCAACGATTACCATAGGGGAAAAGAGTGACGGGAAAGAATTGCAAACCTTGATTGAAAAAAGCAAAGAAGCTGGAATGATTGTAGACACCGTCATTGGAGACACCGCCTATTCTGAAAAAGACAACATCGCCTACAGCATGAAACATGAAATTGAGCTGATATCGAAGTTAAATCCAATGATTACGCAAGGTGCCCGCGCGAAGGAAGATGAGTTTGAGTTTAACAAAGATGCAGGAATGTACGTATGCAAAGCCGGACATCTGGCGATCCGCAGGGCACGTCAGGGCAAAAAAGGTCAAGGGAAAAACCAGAAGCACACCTATTACTTTGATGTTGAACGGTGCAAAAAGTGCCCGATGAGAGAAGGGTGTTATACGGAAGGTGCAAAAAGCAAAACGTATTCGGTGAGCATAAAGAGCCATGAGCATTTAAAACAAGCTGCGTTTCAGGAAAGTGAGGCCTTTAAATCCAAGGCTAAAGAACGGTATAAGATTGAAGCAAAAAACAGCGAACTTAAACACAGACACGGGTACGACGTTGCGTCCTCCTCGGGTTTAATTGGCATGGAAATTCAGGGTCCATGGCGATATTCACCGTTAATTTAA